GGGGTGCCGCTGAACCAATAAAGGCTTGTGTACAGCGAGGCGAGCGAGGTTTCGATCTTGTCTTTGAACTTGATCGCCACCGGCTTGATGATGTCCTCAACCGTGCGGTCGAACGACAGGGTGCGGTCAAGCGCCGAGATGTTGACCTTGACCGACAGCGTCTTGTTCATGACGATGGTGGTCTTGCCCTGCGTGATGTCCTCATTGTACGAGGTCACGTCAAGGTTGTCGTCCTGGCCCAGGTAAGCAGTCGGGCGGCGAACGCTGATGGTGTCACCCACCATTGCGAATTCGGACGAAAGGTCACTGTGCACTTTGTTGCCGAGAACGAGTTCGTTCTCCAGCAGCATCAGGCCCTCTTGTGCGAACACTGAGGGCGTTAGAAACGAGTTAGCCATTTCCTAGGTTCCTAGAAGCGGCCCCCGGCTTCCCGCCATGCTCGCCATTCAGACGCAGACATTTTGGCAGGATCTTTCATCGCCGTTCCGCCGGGTTTGACGGGGGCAATGGGTGAAGGGGCCTGTGTTTCAAGTTTTGGCTTGGGAAGGCTGAGACGCGCTTCAATGCGTCCAAGCTCACGAGCCGCCGCAATCGGGGGCATCTGGCTGATCTGGCGGGCGAGTGCCGGGTTTTTCCCGAGGTGATAGGCAAGATCGACAGGCGATTCACTGACCAGAACCATGTCCGCAATGTGGTTTGCGACCACATCGGCGCGCTGTGCTACAGCGAGAACTTGATCCAGGTCCGCATATTGCGCCCGCTTTTCAACGACCTGATCGGAGAATTCAGCAACGCGTTCGGCGCGGATTTTCGCGTCCTCAGCTTCTGCCTTCTGCCGATAGTCGTTCGCCTCTGTTTCGATCTCCTGAACGTCTGATCGGGCATCCTCTTGGCGCTGTTTCCACAGTGCGCGGGCCGCCGCGTATTCAATGACATCCGTGAAATCGGATTCCTGAGGCGCTACCTCACTCTCACGCGCTGACTTGATGCGCTCCAAGCGCCGTTTCAGGTCAGCCTCGCGAGCTTCCGCCGCTTCCTTTTCTTGCGCAGATTGCCTTATCGCAGCTTCCCGACGTTCCCGTCTTTGCTGCGACTTGGATTTCTCTTCTGGCTTATCGGGCTGGCTTTCCTCCTGCCCCTCGGTGTTTTCCGCCACCTCTGGCACTTCGACTTCGACAACGACTTCTGGGGCCGCCCCTTCAAGGGCCGCCTGCTCTAGTTCGCTCATAGGTTCCTCTTGGGTTAGGCCGGTAATCCCGGCACGATTTGGACACTCGTCATGGTGCCAAATTCAAAACGGGCCTTTTCGGCCTCGTAATGCGATTTTTGCGCGTCTGCCTCGGCCTTGTTGGCCTTCGCGGTCATTTCGCGCAATTGAAGGCTTTGGGCCTGTTGCGCCATTGCTTGCTGCTGCTGAGCCTCTTGGGCCTGCATCATCTGCTGTTGCTGCATCTGCGCCTGCGCTTGCGGGTCGTCCTCCTCAGCCATTCCAGGCGGGAGCATTTTCTTTAGGCGCTCCGCGATCTTTTCGGCATCCGGCCAGTCCATTGACTTGGCGATGAGGTCGCCTGCAACCTGAGCGGCGGGCGGGAAAGCCTGAATGAATTGCATCATGCTTTCGGCAGTTTCTTGGCGCTTTGTGGCGTAGTTCGGGCCAACAGCAACGCGAACGTCAAACTTGCCTTTTGTCATGTCGTTGATGGTGATAGGGCCATTCTCTGACATCATAGGCTTGTTGATTTCGGTCATGCCGTGCTGGTCATCCTCACCGATGGTCGCCAACATTCGGTTCGTGTCGTAGATTTTCGGAATCATCGAGACAATGACACGCCCACAGTGGGCAACGGCCTTCGCCATGTTGTCCGAATAGATCGAGGTCGATACGTCGCTTTCCATCTGGCGCTGACGGATAGCCACGCCAGATTTTTCGTCAGACCTTTGCCCAAGACCGGCGTCGTAAATGCCGGTCGTTGCCTTCATGTCATCGGCGGCGAGGCCGACCTCTTGCATCATGCCCGAGGATGGAATTGGCGGCGTGGCGCGCTGCGGGGCGGGAGCATTGGGGTCGGGGATATACGGCAGATAAGGCCGGTTGCTATCGTTGGCCTCGCTCCAGATCTGTTCCAAGCCAGATATTTGCTTGGCGGTGACCAGATACGGGGCCTTCGGCTGCAAGGCGATCATTTCAGTCTGTGCAGAGCGCCAGTAATTGTAGAGGCGCTGCGGATCTTTGGCGAAGCGAATGACCGAGGATCGGTAAATCCTGTCCCCGATGTGAAGCTCTTCCCCCATCACGGCAATGACGGGGATATGATCTCCGGGGAACTCCTGCGGGCCTTCCAGCACATCCTTGCCGCTGATCTTGGCCCACATGATTACGTCATAGTTGACCGTTCTTGTTTTCCCGCCGAGGTCCTTGGGGGCATTCTCCAAGATCATGCCGTTTGGCAGCAACATGATTGTCTTGGACTTCGGTTCTTTCCAGAAATACTCAGCTACAACGGTTTCGCCGTTCTGCCTCCAGAACTCCAGGCCATCGCCAGAGCCATCCTGCTCGACACTCACGGCGACCTTGTCCGGGTAAGCGTCCTTGAATGCCTCCTCGGTCATGACCTGCGTAATCAGGCACCAGCGCGCGTCCTCGCGTGTGGACTTGCGGGCCTCAGGATCAAAGTACACCGAAAACGGGTTGTCGATGCTTTGAATGATGATCTTCTGGTCAAACGAGTCATTGCCGACATAATCAGTCAGGACCCGGAAAAACCCCATCCCGCAAGCGGCAGCAGATTCAGCGGCCCGCTCATAAATAGACGAGGCATCGCTCTCATACTGGATCTGCCGAATGATACCTTCGACAAGCTCAGCGTCCTCCTGCGAAGCCTTTGTATCAGCAGGAATAGCCTTGATTGCCGGGTTCATGTTGCGCATGTCGCCGGTGACCTGACGGAGGAACTGCGGCAAGCGGTTGATGGTCAGGCAGGGGCGGTTATCTTCCTCACGCTTGGCGCGCACATCATCCGGCCACTGGAGTCCGACGATATTGCGCATGTCGTCAAGTGCTTCCTCGCGGTTAAAGCGGTCAGCGTCAGCCGCCAGCTTTGCGCGCTCGCGAGCTTCCTTGAGGAGGTCGTCGTGTTTCAAGAGCCTTGCCACCCTTTGGAGTGCCGTGTGATTGCGAAACGCGCCACGTCTGGCACTCGCTCTGTCATGTCCGGGAACAGTTCGGTCATTGCCCACACCAGCGCATCAACGCGGTCTGGTGAGCCAACACCCTCGAACCCGTGAATTGTCATCTGCGTCATTTGCGTCTCCAGCTCAGGAAACGCGCCGACATGGGCGATGCGCCCTTGTTCGTACAAAGCCGCTATAGGCTCTGCCCTGACGTGCTTCCCGCGAGAGGCCCGCACCTCGATAACGTTTATATTCGGGTCAATGGTCAGCAGCGTGTGCTTGACCATGTCGCCGCCCTGGTTGACCTCGACCACCACAGCATCTGCTTGCCATGAGCGGTAGAGGCTCACTGTCCTGCGCGCCCAATCCGTGGGGCTACCTTGCATGGTAGCATCCTCCAGGACGCGTCCCTCTTGCCCTTCACGACCGGCAACGATGATGCCGTGCTCGTCACTGTCGGGATTGTTCGATGCCGCCGGGTCAACAGCCACAACAACGCGGTCGCAATCGGCGGCTTTCTTTCTGTAGGCGTCCAGCGTGGACATCGACCAGAGCGCGCCCGGGAGGTCGCCGAGGATTTCGGCTTCAAGCTCTTGCCTGCCTAGGCGCGTTCCCTCGTACTTCTCTTTCAGCTTGGCGAGCGCCGAAGGGGCAAGGTTTGCTGCGTTGTCAAACGTGCTGCCGCGCGTCAGTCTGGTCGCTGGCGATGTAGCCAACTGCTTTACCAGAACCGTAGGCTTTGGCGTTGTCGTTACGACTACCTGCGGATGGTCACCGAGGCGAAGCCCGAACATGAGTTGATCCCATGTCTCAGGGTACTTCCACGCCGCTAACTCGTCACACCAGGCCCTGTGATGCTGCGGCCCGCGAAGCCGCTCTGGTTCTTCGGCTGAGAAAAGCTTGTAGCGGGTGTCATTCACCAGAACCAATTCGCCGAGGCTGCGATTCCAGTTCTTGACCATCTCACGGGGCAACACCCCGATTAGCCCGCTCTCCCCTTCAACGCATGTGTCTCGAGCGTCCGCTGCCGTTGGCGCGACAATCGCCATTCGGCTGCCGGGGTTCTTCACCCCATACCATGCAACGTCTTCTGCGCCGGTTCTGGTCTTGCCCCACCCTCGGCCCGCGAGGATCAGCCATGTGTCCCATTCGCCCTTTGGCGCGACCTGATCTTCTCTGGCTACGGAAAGCCAGTTAGTCCGCGCTGTCAGTGCCGCCTTTTGCGCCGGGCTGGATGCTGTCCAGCATTCCTGCAATTGCTTGGAATCCAGCATCTGCCTCTATCTTGTGCTTGTGCTCGCCTTCAGGCCCCGGCCCGACGATCTTTTGCGTGTCAGCCCATTCGTGTGGAGCGGCGTTCTTCAGGGCGAATATGCGGCTTGTGACCGTAGGGCCGTCTGGTGCCTCAAGCAGGTCTTGCTCAAGCTTGAACGTCCTCGCGGCCTCTCCGTCTTTTATAGCGTCCCGAAATTCAGGGTTTGCCTCTGCCCAATCAATAAGCCTCTGACGACTTACGCCAAGCGAACCTGCCGCAGCGGTCTTGCTGTAGCCCTGCGCCATGAGATCACGGATAACCTCGCAGAACGCAGGGTCATAGGTAGACGGGCGACCGGCTGGCATCAGGCATCAATCACGGCGACCAAATCGCCAGGCTTGAGGGGTCCGAATTCCTTGGTGTTTCCGTCCATCAGGAAATGAGTTCCCGCTGCGCCTGACACAGCGGTCGGGTTGCCGTTGATCGC